ACCCCGCAAGAGATAGAAGATGCGGAGTTTGAAGAAGTAGTTGAAGAGACTACAGAAGAATTTGATCCAGCTCTAATGGAATGCTTAGCTAACCTAATAGAGCAGGGTAACCCAGAAGATTTTAAAGTAGATGGTACGCCAAAAGCGGCTATCATTAATAAAGCTGTAGGCCGAACTGTTCGCAGCGATGAGCGCGAAGCAGCTTGGGAAGCGGCTCTAAACCTATAGGGTAATTAGTTATGACTGTGTCAGTTAATAGTATTATAGACAGGGTGCAAAGAGTACTTCAAGATACTACTGGGGTAAGATGGCCAGTAGACGAAGAGTTGGTACTTTGGGTTAACGACGCACAACGTGAAATAGCACTTTTAAAACCCGATGCGTCTGCTGTTAATGAGACGCTAACCTTAGTGGCCGGTACTAAGCAAAGTATACCGACTAATGGGAACAGGCTACTAAAAGTAGTACGCAACGTTGTAGGCACTGCCGCCAGCAGTTCTATACGTTTGGTAGATGGGAACATTTTAGACTCCCAAACTCCTGACTGGCATAACGCTACTGTCGGTGGGGACGCGGCCCACTCTACAACTATAAAGCATTACATATACAACGATTCAAACCCTAGAAATTTTTATGTATACCCCGGCGCATTAGGCGCTACTGTTAAAGTAGACATTATATACTCTGCAAACCCTACAGACGTATTTGCGGCTTCTTCGGTAACGGCTTGGGACAGTTCTGCAACATACGTAGATGGTAACAGAGTGAGCCACGGCTCTAAAGTATGGGAAGCAGTCCCTTCAAACGTACTGGCGAACCAAACGCCTTCTGCCTCTAACAGTGCTAACTGGGCCGAGGTTACTGGTTATAACATATCAATCCCTGACATATACGCTAACTCTATAATGAACTATGTCCTGTATATGGCATATATGAAAGATGCAGAGTTCGCTGGTAGCCAGCAACGTGCCGGCAGCCATTATCAGTTATTCCAACAGGCAGTGACGGGTAAGGGTCAAATAGACACAATAACCACGCCTAACGCTGAGAGAACTATACAACCAGTTGCGGGAGTCTAATATATGGCGATTCAATACGAAGCGTTGCTCCCAGAAGTATTACCGCACGTACCGGGCTGCCTAGACTCTACAGCAGAAAAAGCTATCAGGTCTGCAACTATAGACTTATGCGAACGTGCGGGAGTGTATCGTAAAGAGCTCGATAAAGTGTCTGCCGTGGCTAATACTTTCCAATACGATTTTGACGCCCCTACAGGCACTACAGTACACAGGATCGAATGGATAACGTTTGAAGGTGAGGAGCTAGAACCAATAAGCAGCACGTTATTAGAGCAACGCATACGCAAATGGAGAGAAGAAACTGGTCAGCCTGAATACTATGTACAGCAGTCTAGTACCAGTTTTTACGTCGCACCAGTTCCAGCAAGTAACTCGTCTTTAGCGTTTCAAGTTAGAGCTATATTAAAGCCGACACATACGAGCTCAGCCTGCGACAATGATGTTATGAATAACTACAGAGACACTATAGTAAATGGTGCTTTATTTAGACTATTACGAATGCCAAACGTTAGTTGGTCTGATATGAATGCTGCGGGGGTATACGGAAGCTTGTTTACTCAAGATGTAGTACGAGCAGAACAGGACGCACGCGGCGCTAACGTAGGCGTATACAGGAAGGTAAGTTATGGAGGAATCCAAGGTGCAAAATCAGGGTCATGGCGTAGACGAACAAGAGACTACGGAAACAAGTATTAATCCTGTAGCGGCGGACATTAGGCGTGAGTGGGACTGGGTTAAACAGGGCATTGAAGAGATACTAGCCCAACAACCGCAGTTAACTTTTAGAGCCGAAGACGTATACGCCGAATGCGTATCCGGTGAAGCCATACTCTGGGTAGCTCCCGAAGGTTTTGTAATAACCAGTACGGAGTTTGATAGGTTTAACGGACAAAAAAACCTACTTGTGTGGTTAGCGTGGGCAAAAGAATTAGGCAATAACTGCGTTATTAAGTATTGGGATTTCTTCGCTACAGTGGCAAAAGAAGCCGAATATAGTAAACTAATGGTAAAGACGCCAGTTACAAAATTAGAGCCTTATTTACTAAAACAAGGTTGGATTAAAGAAACTGTACTTTATACAAGAGAGTTAGTATGAGCGGACCAAGTAGTTCAGAGTATAAACCTAGTGAAGCAGAAAAAGCTTCTACAAGGGTAGCGTATAGAGAGCATAAATACTTCAAAGAGAAGTACGACCCGCTGTTGCAAGATATGCGCGACAAAAGTAAAACTCTACCTGTTACTGAACAACTTCGTAGCAGGGCGAATGCTGACACTATGCAAACTCTAACGTCTAACCCTAATATTGGCCAAGCCCGAGACACGGGTAGCGCAGCTAATATGACTAGCGGTATGTTAGGCCAGCTCGGCCAAGCCACTAGAAAGGGAGAAAACATAAAAGGCCGTATGCAGACGGGTGTTCTGGCGACAGCTAGGGGGCAAGCAGCAGAGGCACAGTCTGGCATGTCACTGGCTTCTAAGTTGGAGACTTCCGAAAATCTAACTAGGGCTAAAGCAAAACAAGACGCTCGTATGGCTGCAATGAAGGCAGCAGGCCAGATGGCTGGTGCATATATAGGTATGAAAGGCGGCCCTAAACCCACTACTACTACTACTACTATGCCGCAAAGCCAAATTGCACAAGCTCCCGCTCTTTTGCAGCAGCAGTCGCAGGGTAATTTTATGAATAACCTTAACCTTACCCCGACAGGTAGTATGAGCACAACGCCAAACACTTTAGGTCAGAACGTTAACAACGCGTTGTTTGGCCCATCGCCGTTTTCGCAACCCGTCGTTAACCTAAATAAAAACGTGTAGGGAGGTGAATGTAGATGTCTTTATTTTCTTTAACAGCTGGCTTGGCCCCACACGCATATAGAAGGATTGGTGAAAAAAGGCAAGAAAAACTTCATAGGAAAAGGGCCAAAGAAATGGGCTTATCCTACGAAGACTATAAAGAAGAACTAAAAATTAGGACTGCCGATCCAGATGATTTGCAGGCTGAAATAACTAAACAGGACTTCCAAGACTACGTAAAAGAGTATAGGGGTTTTGAAGAGGACCTCTTAGAAAAAGCGCAAACAGACACTAGTATAGTAGATCAAGCCAGAGAAGACGCAGCTAGGACACCGGCGTTAATGGAAGGCGTAGCAGAAAGAAACAGAGAACGCTACGGAATGTCGTTTACTCCAGCTCAAATGAAAGCTGTACAAAGCGCAAACAGGTCAGGCAGTTTACTTGGGGGCATACAAGCGGTTAATGACGGCAGAATTGCTCAAGCAGAATCAAATCAGGCGCTTATGTCTGACCTAATAAATATAGGTCAAGATATAAATAGAACGTCTTTAACGCAATTGGGCAATGCCGCGCAAGACGCGTCTCGCAGAAAACAGGCTTACGAACAAGCTAAATCTGCTCACAAATCACAGGTGTTTTCGACTGTAGGCGGGCTAGGTGCGGCCGCTATAATGTCGGGACTCATATAAGGAGACATGCAGTGGCATATCAAGATGTAGGCTCGGCTATACTCGGTGGGTTTAACGCCGCTAGAGCATCAAAGCAGCAAAAATTTAGTAATGATTTGTTAACTAAAGAAGCAAATCGGTTAGAAGCTGAATTACAATTAAGGCAAGATGCGGCTGCTCAAAAAGGCGTTATAGCTAATAACGATCAATACATACAGAATTTAGCCGCATCAAATCTGCTATCGAAAGATATGCTTAGCTTAGATAAGCAAAAACTAGCGGACGGTATTTCTAAAGGCGATGCCGCCACCACTGGTGTAATGCTAGATTTAGCTAACAGAAGTGGGTTACTCCCTAACGGTTCTGTGGCAGAAAGCATAGTACCTCTGCCTAATGGCGGGTACGCAGTGACTTTAAGAACTTTTGAAGGCGCTCTAGCTCCAATTACAAAAAACGCAACGTCTGCCGGTGACGATAACGTAGTTAAGTTTTCGCCCGGGCAGTTAGCAAATTTAGGCAACCAGTATTACAAAGGTACAGTTGTATCCAACTCCTCTTTAATCTCGCCTGCTATGTTTCGCGCTACTGCAAACATGGTAGAAACTGAAGACGATGCTTTGAATTTGAATAACAGATACGCGAACATTTTACAGTCTAGCAATATAATAGATGGAGTTGCATCTACCGGCGATTTACAGCTCGGCAGAGATGCTATGAACGCTGTGGCAGAGGTTGACGAAACCGATGAAGAATCGACGATAAAATCTGATATATCAGATAGTTTGCAAATCCCCAATATCCTAACCGACGTTGCTAAGCTAGCACCTGATGCTGGATCTGGTTTGTCGCAAGATGACCCCCGTGCAAAAGTAGACGAGCGCTCAGGCTTAACTGGCGGAATGTATGGTTCAATGTCAAACGCCGGTATTCAAGCGCAAACTAAACTTAATGATCGCTTAATAGATCCCGACTCTGGCGCATCATTAAATGATGTTATAGCAGAGCTAGATGGAAAACGCGACGACCTAGTAAAACAACTAAAAGACGGTGAAATAACTACCTTCAAGTTTGATAGGGAAATGAAAAAACTTGATACGGCTCGAAAAGTAAATGTTAAAAAAGCAAATCAGGCGTCATCAAGAAAGATAAAAAACCTAACAAGTCGCCGCAACGCCCTCATAAAGAGAAACTTAATGAGCGAGGCCCAAGATATACAAAACCAGCTAGACGCTGAGATCGGGAGTTCATACACAGCCGAGGGGTTAAAACGTTTAAGTTTACAGTTAGAGACCGAGTCAAAAAAAGAGATCGATGAAAAGATAGAAAACGGCGAGATACAGCTTAATCAAGAAGACGTTAAAGAAATTACAACTAAGATGCAAGACCAAGAAGTACGAGAGCTAAATGATTTAACGCGTCTTAACACTAAAGATAGAGCCCTTGCTAGAGCGGTCATACTGTCTATGACCACAGATGAAACTTCTCGTCGCGCCTTACGAGAGGAGATAGATAATATCTATGAGACGGGCCGAGCATCTATGTCCGCAAAAGACGCAGCGACTAATAGAATTAATACAGATAAAAACAAGATTGCCTTAAGAAAGATAAATAACGAGAGTCGGCAATGGGCTGAAGGGCAATACGAGAATTTGAATGACGACTTAGAAACGTTCTATACCGGTATGAACAAAGTGTATTTCGGCGAAAATTTCCAAGACGAGAATCTTGATAGACGAACTGCTAAAGGTGTTATAAGACAGTTTTTGCCCACTCTACTATCTAGAATAGAGAACACTACAAGTCCGCAAGCTCAAGACCAGTGGTCAAAAGCTTTTGGTAGTTTGATCAGTACGACAGTTGGTGCACTCGCTGAAGATGGCGACACAGGTCTAGGCGAAGCTTTTTTCGCGTGGTTTAGACCTAATGCTAGAAATAGCATTCAGTCAACAGACTTCGATATATCTAAAGTAAGACCTGTTTATTCAGCTAAAGGGAAAGTTACTGGGTATGTATACACAGATCAGTACGGAAGACAGACTGATTCTGAAATATCAGTCGGGCAGGTGAAATCTTTGGATGAGAATCTAGCGAAGGCTTTAAGGGCAGTAGTAACTAAACGTCATCCATTTACTGACGCAAAATAAGGAGCGGTTAAATGGCCGATCCTACAGACTACATATCAACGCTTACTCAGTCAGTGCTGGATAACGAGACTCCCGATTTTTCTGTAACAGAAGATACCCCCGAGACAGAACGTAAGAGAACCATATCTGAAACTTTTTCAGATGGTATGCTGCAGGGGTCGGAAGGCCTTGCTGCAGATGTTGAATACTTCAAAGCACTTAGTAAAACTTTAGTAGGGTCAGACGAAGATTCTATAGCTGACAACATAGCTGAAGCTAGAAGATTAGAAGAGAACGCTAGCCTTGCAGTGCAAGACATAGACACGTTTGGTGAGTTTCTAGAAGCCCCAACCGTGAGCGGTTTTTTTGAGCAAGCTGTAAAGTTTAGTGGCCAAGCTGTACCTAGTTTAGTTACAACTGTAGCAGGCGGCGGTGTTGGTGGCGTAGCTACAGTTTTAGGTAAAAAAGGCGTTACTTATAGTAGTAGGAAGATCGCAGAACGTATTGGGCGAGACTCTATAAACAGGACTATAAAAGGAACGGCTACTCCCGACGAGAAAGATTTAGCAAACTCTTTATATAAAACTTTCAAAAACGGCGCTATAGGCGGGGCTTTTGCGGCTGAGTATGTGCCGCTATCTGGTTCAAACTTGAGTGAGGCTTTAGACTCTGGGAAAGAACTAGATACAGAGCAAGCGGCTAGAGCTGGGTTATTGGGGCTACCTCAAGCAGCTATAGGCGTAGCTGGCGAAGTTGCTATAGTAAAGCTACTAGGTAACGTAGCTAAAAAAAGAGCTGTAAAAGAGAGCTCTACTTTCGGA